TCATAGCGCCATTAGCAGTAAAACTAGCAGAGGTAAACTGAGCATCTGCAAAGTCTACAAAAGCTGTTGAAGCTCCAGATGAGCTTGTAACACCGTTGTTAGTTAGTGCTTTTCCGCCTGCTGTGTAAGCAGAGCCAGAAGCGTTAGTGATTTCGTTTGTTGTACTATAATCAGTTGTGGATGCACCTAAACTTGCTGATGATGTGAACAAAGCAATTTTAAATGTATGACCACTACCAGACGAAAAGTTATGCTTACCTTCTAAAAGTTCTCCTTTAAAGGTGTTGCATATAGCTGATGATATTGCCATTTTATATCTCCTTTATGGTTGTTTTGAGTCGAGAGGAAAACGAATAACACCATCATAGTGTTCATCACGTCTTCTTCTGCCTTGTTGTTCAATTTGCAAGCCTTGTAATGCTTGTTGATAGCCTTGTTCATAGTATTGAAGCATGTTGTCAGGACCTTTAAGAAATCTAAATGCCTCTACAAGACAGGCATAAAGTAAGACTTTAGGTGCATTTGTGCTCACCCACGTAGTCGTGTTTGAACTTGACAAGCCGTCTTCTTGCTTGTTCAAAGCTAATTCTATATTATATGCAGTATTTGGAGTAGGCGCAAGATATATTGTGTCTTGATCCCACATTGAGTAATATTTTGGTAAAGCTGTCGTATCACGATTTGGCCAATATTCATTCATAAAAGTCACGTCTTTTTGATAAATATAATACCTTACTGGATCTGCTGGATCATATATTTGAGCAGATCTAATAAAAGCTAATTGACCTAAATTTGCACCTGGTAGGGATACAAATGGCACACCTTGTGTAAGTGTAGCATATTGATACGATCTATAAATGTCTAAATCTACATCTCTAAATATTCTTTTTTCTCCATGTTCAATAAAATCGTTGACTATTATGTCAGTTAGAACAGTGCTGTCTGTTTCTGTGTAATCTCTTATTTGTGTTTGTAATTCTGAAAAAGTTGTCATGATATATTAACTGTAACCCTTCCCACAAAACTATTCATTTTAACTTCTTTGTTACTTTCTTCTGGTTGCATAGTGTTTACTATAACTGTTTCAAAAGCACCTGGTGAAGGTATTGGATTAAATTGTGTTATTGTTTGTTGCACAGATCCAAAAATATTTGTTGCAAATAAATTTACTCCTATGTCAACAGTTGCATCTATTGTTTGACCTCTTGCGTTTTGTAAAGACTGAGGATCAGTTGGATGATATCTTGGATCAAGTTGAGGATGTTTAGGTTCAAACTCACTTATATGAACTGTAGATCCATTCCATTCTTTTACCATTTCATTGTAGGGAAAAGCTAACCCTGATCTATCAGAAATTCTTTTTGCAAATCTACCACTTGCATATTTAGGCATTAGTAACCACCACCTGTAGGATAATAACTTTGAGGTGTAAGATAAACACTAGTTCTTTGTCCATCTTCATCTGCTGCTCTTTTAAATTCATCTTCATATAAAAGTTTAAGTGCCTGCATTCTTTCTGGTGCTCTTTTCATAGAAATATAGTATGCAAGTCCAGCAACAAGACATGGAAGAAATCGAAAAGGAATCTCAGAATTATTTGTGTAATCCCCCGAATCAGACATTCGAACAAGGGCATAATATATTAGAGTGTAAGCTGAATCTGCTGCTGGATATAGATATAGTGTTGGGTTTATCGTACGCTCAAAGTAAAATTGAGTTGGTCTTCCGCTGGTTGTTTTAACAGTATAATTCCAATATGTAGCTCTACTAATAGGATTAACTGCGTAATCATTATTACTTGAATCTCTTATTATGACATCTGTGATGTCAACTATTTGCTCTGGTGCATTTGCACCTGAACCAAATAAACTCGCACCTGTTAAATTAGTTGTGTCTGCTGCAAGTGTTTTTTCTTGTTTTTTTACAGTCCATAAATTTATACCTCTGTTTGCCCATTCGGCAAGCATAAGATTAAGAGAACGTTTTGCAGTCTGCAAATCATTACCAGAACGAATTTGCAAACCACAACGTTCATATGCTTCTTGACAGATTTGATCAATTGTCAAATCAAAGCTAGCTGTTGAAGCGTAAGTAGGCATTAATTATTTTACCTTCTTTTTTTTCATCATTCCGCCGCCTCTTTTTTTGACAGCTTTCTTTTTAGCTTTTCCGCCGCCCATCATGCCCATGGCCATTTTTTTCTTTGGTTTGATAGCTCCGCCGCCCATCATTTCCATCATGCCACCGCCTCTTTTTTTGACAGCTTTTTTCTTTCCTTTTTTAACTTTACCACCACGTTTCATGGCTTGTTTCTTTTTACCCATCATGTCGACCTCCGAATATTCGTTTATAGGTTTTTGCTCTAGATACCACAACGTCTTGATAGTATCCTGTTGGCCACAACTTATAGTAACCAGCTTTGTGTAGTTTATCAGAAGCTTCCTGCAATTGCGAGAACTTTTGTGCTAACATCATAGAGTAGTCCAAAGCATCTTCTACAACAGGGGCGCTCCCATTTGGAGAGACCAGAAATTCTTGCTCTTCTTCATTTGCGGGGTTATGCGGATGAAAACCCATAAAAAATATATCTTTTCGATTATACCATTCATTGTACTCATCAATTGCATTTTGGAAATCATCTAATGTGTAATTATAGTAGGGGTCACAAAATATCAATAAATCACTTTTGTCCCAATCTATACTATCTAAATGTTTGTTAAGCTCAGCTTTATACCACTTATGCTTTGGTTTAACTTCAACAACTACTTTATTTAACTTCCAAGTGCTTTTTGCAAAAGGACAAGCAGGAAATCCTCCTAGATGTTTATTGGGAACTTCTAAATAAACCTCGGACCACTTTCTAACGTCTTTTGTTATTTCCTCTTTTAACGATTGTTTTAACATTTGTTGGCTTTCCTCCCACCCCTTGTGCTTTTGATCTTTTTCTACTTACTGCGGATCTTTTTTGACTAGCCGTCATACTCGCAGCTTTTGAAGCTGGAACACACTTGGGATATTTTCTTTTGCTTCCAGAGGCAGATTTTCTTCCACAAGGTTTGTGTCCTCCACCTTTTTTTTTCGAACCAATATCGACCCATTTTTGGTCAAACCATTTTTTGAGTCCACTTTTAGCCATTAGCTATATTGTGTTTGTTTTCTTTTGCCTTCCATGACTGCACCACAAGCTCTTGCGATGCCGCCTTTATTCATTGCAGACACTTTTTTTCTTTGTTGTGAAACATCATTAAAATTAATTACACCGCCCATAGCTTTAGGTTTTGGTCCTTTAAAATCTTTTCTTTTTTTACCGCTTGGATCTTTAATTTTTCCTGCACAAATTTTTGATGCGTATGCATTAGCATAAGCACTAGGATAAACCTTAAACTTACGCTTTGCCGCTGCTTTACCTCTTGGACATAACTTGGTCATCCTTGCCCCCTATATTTGACAAACTGTCTTCTTTTATTTTTGTTCTTTGGCCTACTGCGTGAAGAACGCCCTATACTAGTTCTTTTTTTGACTGGTGTAAAGTATTCGTTAGAAGGTGTTTTAGCCATACTACATCTGTGATAAAGGATTTTCTAATGCGAGTTTTATTCTCTTCTCTACCTTTTCTTCTAGCTCAGTCATGGCTGATTCCAACTTACCCGACAATAATTCCATGTCTTCCTTCATGTCCCTCGTGGTATCTCTTAACTCCGAGCTGGTTTCTCTCGAATCTTCTTTAACCATTTGTTCTACATCATTTACAACTTTTTCAATACGTCTTACATCCTGACGAAGATCATTTTTTAATTCATTAGCCACATCAGACACTAATCTTATTTCAGACATAATCATTTCCATCTCTTGCATAATCATGTTTACTTCGGTTTGTATAAGGTCAGTCTTACTGTCCATCTCTTCTTTGGTAAGTGCAATTTCCTTGTCAAAACCTGATAAATCAGGTGCAACATATTCTTGTATTTGTTCTTTCATCGTTAGATAATCTTTGTAAAATTCAAAACCTCCCCACAGTCCACCACCTAATGTGGTCAAAGCTGTAATGATAACAAAGATCTTCCCGCCTTTGAACTTTAAACCCGCAAATTCTACTTCTGCCATTGTAACTCTATCATGTCATTCATCATACCATCACTACCACC